TGGTGCCGGCACCAGGAGTCGAACCCGGGACCTACTGATTACAAGTCAGTCCGCTTAGTCATTAGTGGTCTATCTTGCAGCGATTATTTTGTACGCTAGCTATATGGGTTTTGCCCTTATTTTGCTGATGGCAGCGGCTTTGATGTACGCGGAAATGGCTGGGGTTCTATCCAGCATTCTCTACCATTTTTCTGTGGATAAGTGCGTAGGCATCTTTCCGTTAGATCAGTTGCTCAATCGGCCGAAGGGTTCACCGTGGGCACGCTCAGGTCGTACACATCCATCATGGATTCGTCCTTGTGGCCTGATGCCTGCTGTTTGTCTGCCCGGGTGCCCACCGTGTCGGTGATGCCTTTGCGCTTGAAGTCGTGCATCCCGAATCGCTGATCCTCAGTGAGCACGCCTTTCTCGATTGCCTGGACTATCAGGCGCTGGAACGCTGTATCCAACCCCGACTTCGACAGTTGCCTGCCGGTGGCCGCGATGATCAGGTAGCGTTGGTCTGCGCGGATCGGCACCGGCACACGCTTTCGCTCCCACGTTTCCGACCTGATGGCCTTGGCTGCATCCCAGGCGGCGCGCAGGCGAGGCGTCCACCGGACGATATTATCCCGGCTTCCCTTGCGGCGGTTCGTAAGCACGCCCTCGGCAAGTTCGTTCTCGTCGGTGAGGGTAATCGTCTCGATCCCGCGCAGCCGGCAGAGATACCCGATTTCCATCACGTACCACAGGTAAGGCGAGCAAGCCCCGGGCTGACCGCTCTTTAGCTGGCCCTGCTGCTTCGCGAACCTGATCAGGTTTACCATGACGGTGTCGTCAGGCAGGCGGCGCTGTTTGCGCTCCTTCGGCGACTCGATGCCCTTGGCCGGGTTGTCCTTCACGAATCCTCGGTTGCGTCCCCACTGCATCACGCGGCGCAGGTAGCGCAAAGCGTGGGCGGCTTTCGATGGCTTGCCCTCCTGGGCGATCTTGTCGATAACGCGCTGGATCAGTGCCGGGGTGAACTTGAGCACCGCCAGCTCGCCCAACGGCTTGCCTAGCTTTGTAGGGAACGCCAGAAGCACGTCCCGGGAATAGACGTAGTCGTCGTGGGTTTTGGGGCTGAGGACTTTGAACTGGTCGCTCTTGTGGAATTCGTCGCAGAGGTACTGAAGGCTGTCACGGTCTACGCCGTTGCGCTCCTCGATGAGCCGGTGGAGCTCTGAAAGCGTCACGTTTCCCGCGCAGAGGTTCTGCCGCTGGCGCCTGCCGGCCTCATTGAAATACAGGATGTACCAGCACCCGGCCCCGCGGTGGTCGAAGTACACCGAGCGAGGCAGGGCCGCCTGGTCAATATGCCCAGGGATGTTTGGGTTGTGCTGGCGCTTCCTTCCTCGCTTCATACAATGTCCGCGTCATACTTTTCTTGATCGATTGGCTTGAGGCCGCCTGCCTGGTTGACCAGGTCAACGGTGGTCCAAGGCCCTTTCCTGCCCAGGAATATCCTGATTCCTTCCCCGCGCAACGCCTTCTCAACGTCAGCACGCCGCGTATAGCCGGTGATCCGCTGTAACTCCTCAAACTCTATAACCCTGGCCGCGCTCATGTTTGCCCGCCTTCGTGTCACGACACGATTTTGTTATCTGTGGATTGTGTCGCGAACTTCTGATACAGCCCGCCACGCTCGACACAAAACGCTTCCTCCAACCGAACAACCACCTTGAGGCGTGGCTGGCATGCGCCCACTTCGTAGCGAGAGATCATGCTCGCAGTTGTGCCGATATTTTCAGCAAGGTCACGCTGGGTGGTGCCGGCCCTTGCCCGAAGAAGTGCCAGTTTCTCGCCATCGAACATTGGCTTACTCATCATCACGCCCCTCCGACTCAGCCACCACGCGCAACTTGAAGGTGATCCCGCAGGCCTGGGCCAGGCGTACCAACTCACTCACGGTGGTGCTAGGATCTTGCAGGGCTTGGCCGAAGCGAACGAGGCGAGCGCCCAGGCTTGAGAACTCGTTCCCCGTGCTTTGAAAAAGATGTGTTCCTTCCGTGCGAATGCTCATAGCTGAGTCCTCTTTTCCTGTGGGAGCGAGGTGGTGGGAAATTGCCCGGTTTCACCCACGGTATTTGCCAGAGAGGCCCGTGCCGCCTGGGTTTCGTCGGTGGTGGTGCTGGTGGGCGTCTGTGGGAGCGAACTGTCCGGCAAGCAAGTGATGCCGGTGTTGTTCAAGATCCAGCAGGTGACGCCCCGAGCGCTGTCGTGTTGCACGCTGATGACCTGCTCGCCGGCGGTGGCCTGGCTGGCGATCAGCATCAGGATCATAGTGATGATGGATTTCATGGACGGTCCTCCCAGTCCCAGTTCAGTTTCGGATTAATCGGCGGGTGGCACTGCAGCGTGGCCAGGTCGATCAGTGTGAAGTGGCCGCCCATCCAGGCACCGGTATCGATGTGGTAGACGTTGCCAAGCACCGCCGGCTGGCGGGTGGGCCTGTGGCCCACGATCACCGCTCGAACGCCGCTGACGCCTTCTTGGTTCTCGGTGTCGATGCGGGAGCGGGACCACTGGCAACTTGCCTCAACGTTGCGCAGGCCTGACAGTCGGCCCGATAGCGCATCGCGGAGCGTTGACCAGGAAAGGAAAGGACAGTCGGCGTGGACGATACCCACCAAGCCTTCAGCCGTTTCCACCTCGATAGCCACCGGAAGATCGCGCAGCGTCACCGCATACTCCGCCTTCTCGTCTCGATTCTTGGCCGTCAGCCAGGCCCCGCCGTTTTGCAAGTAGAGGTCGTCACGTAGCGTCTGCTCTGCGTAACAGACCGCCATGTCTTCGTGGTTGCCCGGCACTGCGTGAAACCATGGTTTGTCCAGCCATTTCAGCACCTGCTCACTTTCTGGCCCGCGGTCCACCAGATCGCCCACGCTGAACAGGCGATCCACGGCAGGATTGAAGCCGACTGCTTCCAGGGCGGCCTGCAGCTTGGTGAAGTACCCGTGCACATCGCCGACGGCAAAGTCCCGGCCATCGGCGTTGATCGCGAATCTCTGAAACTTGTTCATGTCCGGGCCTCCCCGGCGACCATTACCAGCCTGGCCAGCAGTTCGTCGGTGCGCCCATAGAACCGACCAGTGTCTTCGTTGATGAATTGGCCCAGGATCTCGGCAACGGCTGGGCTGGCGGTCAGACCGTGCAGGTCGACCTGCATCGTGGCTGGCGCGTCGCTGGACGGCTTGTGCACAAAGGCCTCTGCTTTGATCTGCAAAACCTTCACCGGGCGAACGCCTTTGCAGTCGCTTACCCAATTGGTATCCGGTACACACCAGGGCAGCATGTGCATGCACCAGGCCGTGGCGGCATTTTCCTTCTGGGTGCTCGACCAATAATCGACGCTATCTACAAACGCCTGCGGCGCTGAGTTCTGGCTTGTCCGGTTCCGGTAGTCCCAGTGCTCGAGCTGGAGCAAGTTTCCACGCATCACGTTCAACTCCTCGATGCTCGGTATGTGCCAGCCCCAGGTGCCGCGAATGTTCATGCCCAGCACCTTGGTGGCGATGGTGCAGCCCTCAGCGCTCATGGCGAGGGTGTTGGCCATGCCGTCGAACCGAGAGGTGGCGCCGCGGATGCGAGGGCGCGGTCCGTCGTGGTCCCACCAGTGGGCGGCGGTTTCGAATTCTCGCCCAGCATCGATCAGCGCGTACTCGGCGCCGTCGAAGTAGATCCGGCCGGCATAGAACCCGCCGGCCAGTGGCTGTCCGATGGCGGGCAGAGTAGAAGGGGAAATCTGACGACGCTTCATGGGTGCAACTCCTGCAGGCGTTGCAAGCGCATCGCGTCGTCGATCTCCCGGTCGAGGTCTTCGCCGTAGAAGCAATGAATGCCGCGGCCTGCAACTACTGTATCTTCTGCATCATCCACCCGGCCCACGTCACGCAACCACTCGTACCGCTTGGCGTTCGCCGCCATCCGCACACGGTCATCAATGTGCATCGACGCGGAAGCAGTCGGTGTCATGACCATGTGGGCCAGCGCGTCCAGCAGTAGCTGCTGGCGCTTTTGTCCGTCCAGGTACTGGCGCACCGCCTGGACGAACACGCTATTCATGCTCCGATCGTCTGCGGCCGCAGCGGCTTCTATCTCTGCACGCAGGCCGTCGGGCAGACGGGCTACAAATTTGTCGGCGGTGCGGGAATCGTAATTTGGTGAGCTCATACCTGCTCTCCATGTGAAGCCTTTACTGCCCTGCTGGCGATGAGAATTATGAAGAACGACACCAGGAAGCTCGATGCGGCCAGGACGGGATGCCCGCTTGCAATCAATGCATAGACCTGAAACCCCGTGAACAAGGTGCGGAGCCATACTTGTTGCATGATTTTCTCAGCAACCGCCCCTTTGATAAGGCCGCAAAGGACGCCAGTCCAGGCAATGAAACTCAGAACCCCGATAACATAGAACGCGAAGTCGTGAGCGCTTGGAGGACCAAGCAGAAGGCACAGGCTCAGGGCTGAGCTGATAAGTATAGAAATCAGCGTTTGATTCATTTCTATCTCCCAGTCGATGGCGCAGATATGCGCCATCGACAGTCTTGGTTTGTCAGTTGGGCTTTGACTTACCGACCATCAACACCCCCAACAGCAGGACGACCAGCACAAGGTCGCCCACCATTGAGAAGATGCGGCTGGCCGAATCGACGAAGACGACACCACCAGCGAGCCCGTAGGCCGCCAGAGCGCGCGCCTTGCTACCGAACTTGGCCAGCATGGTTACAGGTAGTCTTTGAGGTTGAGGTTCATGATCTTGGCGGCCTTCTCCAGCACCACCATTTCGGCTGGCTCGATCTCGCCGTCAGCCTCGGCCACAGTGAGCATGAAGTTCAGGACGGTCGCCGCGTCGTCGACGCTGTGGGCCAGGTCCTTCAGTTCCTTTTCAGCGTTCTGCCGGATGATGCGCGGTCCGCCGTCGTTGAAGTCAGCCTTGGCGCGGTCGATGGTGTTGCTCAGCTCGGCGCCGAAGCCTTTCAAGGCGGGGGAGTTGTTGATCAGCTTTTCGATCTTTTCCAACTCTTCCTTCTCGATGTCGCCATCAGCGGAAGCGACGTAGAACACGCCATAGACCGACGCCTGCATCAGGTCGCGATTGGTCATGACGGCCAGGGCCTGGCGAGCTTCGCCGGATTTTTTGCCAAACAATTTACCGAACATAGGGTGTTACTCCGTGGTTTTGGCTGAATGCCATTTGTTGATGATGTAAACGACGATGCAGGCGGTGCAGATGAGCCACAGGACCGAGCCTGCGAACCCAACGAGAACAGGGCCGGTATGAACGCTGCTCATCATTTCCGGCGCCACGAAGCCAAACCAGGCGACGGTGAGAGCGACGTAAACGAACATGAAAATCAGCACCTCAAACAGGCGCATTGCCGATAAGCGTTTATGTGTCATCACTTTCTCCAGGCCGAGCGAATCCCGGCCGAGTTGTTGGCTTTCGCGAAAAATCAGGTTGGGTTAGGCGGTGAGGGCGACCTCGATGCGCCGCACGGCCACGCGGGTTTCAATCTTTCGTTCGCCGCCACCGCGGCGGACGCGAAGTGCCGGATCTTCTGCCATCGATGCATGCACCGCCAAAATCATGGCCAGGACAGCCGCCGGTGAGATCAGGCCGCGCTTGAAGGCTTCGGCCACCAAGGCGGCGCGACGGTTGACGCCGAGCTTTGTGGTCAGCGCCAGCAGGCGCTTATCGATAGTGTCCGGAGCCACACCAAGATCTTTCGCGGCTTCTTTGCTGGTCTTGCCTGCTGCCACGGCCATCAGGCACTGCAGCTCCCGCGGAGCGGCGCCACGGCCAAGAAAGCCGGTGAATCCTGCGAAGGTAATGGTGGCGGCGGACATCTGGGACAGCTCCATGCGGGTTGCGATAGAGAAAGACTACAAACGAAATTTGTACTTGGCAAATGTTATTTGTAATTCGAGTGAAAAAAAACCAGGCGATTGCCTGGCTTGATCGTTTTGGGATGCATCACCACAGGACCGATGACCAGAACACGCGCCCGATAATGCTCATATCGCGCTGCTCCATTTCCTCAAGGGTGTACTCCTCATCAGGGTACTCATCTCGATTGAAGCTCCGGAGGCGGATACCACCGTCGGGAAGACGATGTAGGGTTTTTACGCGCAACTGTCCACCCTGATTTATGGCGTACGTTTTACCATCGCGCACCACCGTCGATCCTGTATCAACCCCCACCGTGCTTCCATCGGGAAGAATCGGAGCCATGCTGTCGCCGTGAACCGTAACGCAAACGGCCTTATCGAACTGGACGCCCTGATTTCGAAGCGTCGTTTTTCCGAAGCGAAGCTTTCGGTTGGTCGACAGCTCAACTGCGGTTCGTCCAGATCCGGCAGACAATTCAACTTCCTTAAGAAACGGAACAGAGACTTCGTCGTCTTCGATTGGAGTGTCGTCGTCCCATGCTGATATTGGCCCGTCTATAGAAGCCTCTTGGCTGAATGCTGTCAGGCCGAGCGTTTTAAGGACATCAGGCAATGGGCCGGATAACAGCCCCGTGGACTGCAACAATGAGTGCGAAGGGATTTTCAGTTCCGCTGCTATTTCTATTAGCTTTTGGGGGCGCGGAATGGAGCGGCCAGACTCCCAGGCTTGCACAGCCTGAGGGGTGACCTTCAGCCGCCTGGCGAGCTCAGACTGGTTTAAACCCAGCTTTTCGCGGCCCTGCGTGATCATGCTTGCTGTCGTGGATTTGCTCATGGGTGAAAGAATACAACTTGCCGTTGCAGGTCTCATTGCAAATACCGTTTGTAAAAGTGAAATTACGCTTGTAGTCTTTCTGCATCGTCACGAGTCCGCAGGGACCCCCAATGAGTATCGATGCAATGGCTTCGGCGGCTAAAGCGGCTGGAAGTCAAACCGCTCTGGCAAAAGCGCTTGGATGCACCCCTCAAAACGTCCAATGGATGTGTTCGACGGGGAGCGTCCCAGCGAAGCATGTTCTGAAGATCGAAGCAGTGACTGGCGTTTCTCGCCATGAGCTTCGGCCTGACCTTTACCCACAGGTCTCGCCGACCTTGGAGCAAATGATGCTCCGTAACGCGATTCCTGGTCAGTCCGTTGATCCTGCTGTGAATTCATCCAGTACCGAGGTGGCGTAATGAACTCCTGCCCGCCATCCCAGTTTTTTCTGTCCGGCTGACTTTCTTCCGGGCAACAAAAAGCCCGCTTCGCAGGCGGGCTTCTTAACCAGACCCTTCGCAGGGGTCTTCGTACTTCTTCGTTCTGGAGAACGATATGTCACACCCAAAAAATAGCACCAACCCACTTGCATCGCAAGCCTTGCTAACGGGCCACGTTGGTTTTTGCAATACCCCTATGGACAACCGAGGCATTCAAATGCTTCACGTCGCCGCCGGCACGAACGCCGAGGACGCGCTCCAAACGGCCAAAGTCCTGTCAGAGGGCCTGGCCCAGATCTGCCAACACATGCACGACAGCCTCAACATGGGCGAGCTGGCTTACTGCGACGGCATGGCAGCGCTGGGTTTCCTGGCTGAAACCGTCAGTGCGCTGGTTTGGTCGGTTCAGAAGGGGGCGGAGTCGTCGCTGGAAGTCGGGGGTGCCCAATGAAAAGCCACATTCTCACCCTTGAGCATGAGCACTGCGTAACCGGCAACCACGCCGTACTCGCTGCCGTTGGTGGCGTTCCAGTCGTGGACTCCCTGGATGCCGCATCAAGCTACCTGGAATCCGTGGTCGCCGGTCTGCGTGGGCTGATGAACGTCACGGAGTGCACCCATGAGGCCACTCTTGTCTATCTGGCGGCCGACGCGGCCCTGGCCCTTGTGTACGCCTCCCACGCAGGGATCGAGGCTGCAATGGCCAAGGATGGTGCCGCATGAGCGAGCAACAACGCATCGCCCAGGACGCAACGTTCCAAATCACCTGCGCGATGGAACACATCAATTGGCTACGGGGAGTTCTCCACGTCCTTGAGGATAGGCTAATCCAGGGCCATGACGAGCACTATGCAACTGTTGCGAACCTGGCGATTTTCAACGCCGATGACTGGCACAACCAGCTCGACGCTGAGCGTGAAACGCTTGAGATGCGCGCTGCTGCCGCATTCGAACAGGTTGGTGTCGAGACACAAAACGTCATGAAAAAAAACGTGTCGCGGAAACGGGGAGGTGACCGATGAACATAGTCCCTTTCGCTTTTCGTGGAACAGCGATTCGCGTCTTCACCGACGACAGCGGGGAGCCGCTGTTTGTCGCGAAGGATGTCGCCGACCTTCTGGAGTATGCCGACACCGACAAGGCGATCCGGACCCATTGCAAGGCAGCGCAGACCTACCCCGTCGAAATGGCGGGTCAGGTTCGGCACGTGAAAGTGATCCCCGAGCGCGATCTTTACCGATTGGTCATGCGCTCAAAGATGCCGGCTGCCGAGGCATTTGAGGAGTGGGTGGTGGGTGAAGTGCTGCCGAGCATCCGTAAAACCGGCGGATATCAGCGCCCGCTGTCGCCGGCGGAGCAACTGCTGGCCAACGCCCAGGTGCTGGTGGACATGGAGCGGCGCCAGGATCGCATCGATCAGGCCGTAGCAGGTATCGAAAGCCGGGTGGCAAGCGTCGAGCAAGTCCGCTACCTGGACTCGAGACCAGCCGGCTTCGAATCCATGACCTCAATCCGTGAGCGCATCAACCTACGTTTGGGGCTTCCCCAATGGGTCATCAACGCTGTCATGCGCGACATCCCGGGAGCGCCCTTGCCATTCGCCATGGTGCGCAGCAAGCACGCCGATGACGGCGCCCAGCCATACGCGATCTGGCCCAAGGCGGATATCACCCGCCGCTTTGACCGGTTCGCCGCTGAGTGCACCTTCGTCACGCCCGAGCGCGCCACCCATCCCGATATCCAGCAAGGCCGCTTCAAGCTGTGCCAGAGGAATCCCGCATGAAAAACGTACTGAATTTCCCCCAGCCGGCGCAGATCGTGGAGCACATCGATGAGGCCAACTTCGAGAAGTATCCCGATGCTGCCCTGCTGCTGAAGTGCTTCGAGGTCGTCAAGGACGCCTTGGACGTGATCGACGAGCCTGAGTACTCAATCGAGAAAGAGGATGACACGCACATTGACCTGTATCGCGCCTACTACGCACTCAAGGTGCTCTTCAGGCGCAGGACCGGTCACGATGCGAGGCAAGTCGCCGAGGATCACCAGGAGGCAATGACCCGCCACCTGCTGGGGGGCGATCCGCGCCCCGAGAGCAAGATTCCGGTCCTCGTGTACCCGGCCGAGTGTCTGCCGGACGAAGCATTCCACGGCTTCACCGATCAGCAGTTGGCTTGCGCGGCGTTCAACTACAGCGACCGCGTTCGACTCCTGGTCATGGATCACTCTCCGACGGGGCTGGCGCTCGACGAAGCGCGGACTTTTTCCATTGATGCGACTACTGCGCTCCGCTTGCTGGTGCTGCGCCTGTCTGGTGGCTCGGTGGAAGCCATGGGCGCCGGGTTATGCCGCAAGCCAGGGGAGACCTTGCAATGACCAGTGCTCTCGAATCAGTAGTCGATCTTCCGGCGGTTACGTTCAAAGTGATCGCCGGCCCCTGGCCTAGCTATTCCAACTGCCGTCATCTGCCTGAGCGCGATCGCTGGGAGATCTACAGCATGGCGAAGGCTTCCCGGGCTGCGCTGGAGGACCGTGGCGTCTCCATGGCGGAGACCTACGACGACTTCATCCGCCGTGTGACGCAGGAGCTGGACATATGAGCGTTCAAGCTATGTCCTGGGCGCTTACCCAGCAGGTTGTCACCGACTCACACACACGGCATGTGCTGTTGTGCCTGGCCAACTATGCCGACCAGTCCGGTCGCGCTGCATTCCCTGCCGTTTCCAGCCTTGCGCTTGATACCGGCCTGGCACCCCGCACCGTTCAATATCGACTCCGCGAGTTGGAGTCGATTGGGTTGATAAAGCGCGGAAATCAAGCGGTTGCCGCCGCCTATATCACGCAACGGGATCGTGTTCCGGTCTGCTACGACCTCGACCTTTCACGGGGTGCACAGGATGCACCCCGCTCCGAACGGGGTGCACCTGAAGACGCAACGGGGTGCACGCTAGAACAGAACGGGGTGCACGCCACGACCGAACGGGGTGCACCGGGTGCACCCAATCCATCCCTTAACCACCCATTAACCATCCTTAACCAAAAAGAAGGCGCCAAGGCACCTCAGAAGGTCGGAAAGGGGAAGGCTCAAAAGTTCGATCCCCTCACAGCCAAGCCAGCCAACGCATCCGACAATGCTTGGGCAGACTTCTGTGAAATGCGAAAGGCAAAGCGGGCACCGTTGACCCTGAGAGCCTGTGAGCTGATCGCCAAGAAGCTGGCCAACCATCCAGACCCCGACGCCGTCCTGGATAAGTCCACCACCAGCAGTTGGTCGGATATCTACCCGGATTCGGTTATGCCAGGTGCTGGCGCCAAAAACGGTAAAGCGCCGGCCTACACCAACCTGCCCGAACACACCGACGACATGTACCAAGGAGGCGGCAATGGCCCTGCGTTCTAATTTCCGTCGCCAACCTGACCAGCGCACCTTCACCGGTGAGTGCCCCGTCCACGGCGAGGTTGATCGTTCGGAGGTCGAGCAGTTCGACGGCTCGATGGCCGTACGCCCTTGCCAGCAATGCCAGTACCACGGCCTTCGCATTGCGCCTCAGGGTAGCGACGAGCATTCACAGGCCCTGGCCAACCTTCGGGCCGAAAGCGTCAACAGCGCGCTTGTAGGCTCGGGCATCACACCTCGGTTTGCCGAGAGCACTCTCACCACCTACCGTGCCACCACGCCGGCTATGGACCAGGCACTGGAAACGTGCCAGGGCTACGCAGACAACTTCGGTGAGCACTTTCAGGCCGGTCGAAACCTGCTGCTATGTGGCAACGTCGGCAACGGCAAGACTCACTTGGCCAGCGGCATCGTCCAGCACGTCATTCGCCAACACCTGGCCGTGGCGGTGATCACTACCGCCGCCGAGATTATCCGCGTGTTCAAGCGATCAATGGTCAGGGACGCCGGGTACACCGAGGGCGACGTGATCAATGAACTGGCGAGTTTCGATTTGTTGGTGATCGACGAGGTCGGCGCCCAGGCAGGCACCCAGTACGAACTGGGCGTCCTGCATGAGGTGTTTGATCGCCGATATAACCTGGTGCGTCCGACGGTGGTGGTCTCCAACCTCCCTGCCAGATCGAAGCAGGACGCAGCGGGGAACGCCACACCAAGCCTTGAGCAATACATCGGTGCCCGTGCCCTTGATCGTTTGCGGGAAAACGGTGCCATCCTGGTCGGCTTCACCTGGACCTCGGCAAGGGGACGCGCATGAGCGACTATCGCGAGCTTTACAGCGACGAGGCAGAACACGCTCTTCTCGGTGCCCTGATGTTGGATGGCGATCTGTTCGATCCGATCACCGCCAGCGTCACGGTTGCTGACTTCCATGATCCGGAAAACGCAGCGCTGTTCCAGGTGATGGTAGATCTGCACGCGACTGGGGCGCCTGTGGACCCGGTCACGCTTCACGATTACAAGCCATATCTACCCAGTGGCGGGTCAACCATTGCCTATGCGGGTGAGTTGGCGAAGAACACGCCAAGCACAGCGAACTGGCGTGCATACGCGAGAACCGTGGCTGAGCGGGCGGTGCTGCGCCGGCTGGTTGAGGCCGCTGATGCTGTGCGCGAATCGGCCAGCGAAAACAAGCCGGTGGCAGAGATCATTGCCAGTGCCCAGCAAGCCATGGCTGACCTACGCGATCTCGACACCGGCGAGCCGGATTACAAGCGCATGGATGAGGTGGTGGCCAGAAACGTCGACATCATCGACTCCAAGTTCAACAAAACGCTTAAGACTGGACTTTCTACAGGCCTGGCAGACCTGGACAAGCTGATTCGCGGGTTGCGCAAGAAGACCGTGACCATCGTTGCAGGCCTCCCGGGCAGCGGCAAAACGACGCTTGGCCTGCAGATCGCCCAACACATCGCCTGCACCGGCCTCGGCGTCGGCATGGTGTTCTCTCTGGAGATGCCCGAGGAGGAGCTTGGCAACCGCGCACTGGCGTCCCTTGGAAGTGTCGACCTGCAGGTGCTGGACAATGGGCAGTTGCAGGACGATGACTGGCCGCGCCTGACTTCGGCAGTCCAAAAAATCTTGGATAAACCGCTCTACGTCTGTGACAAGTCGGGCCTGACGGTGCCGCGCATTCGCAGCATCTGCCGCCAGGTCAAGAGCAAGCACGGGCTTGACGTGGTGGTGATCGACTACATCGGGCTGATCGGGTCGGACGGGAAGGCATTCAACCGCACCGCCGAGTTGGGGAAGATTTCCACTGGCATCGTGAACATTGCCAAGGAGCTAGATGTGCCGGTGATTCTGCTGGCGCAACTGAACCGAGACTCGACAAAACGTCCAGGCAAAAAGCCCATCGCCTCCGACTTGCGGGATTCCGGGCAGATCGAGGCTGACGCTCACTGCATCATTTTGGTTCACCGCGACATGGATAGCGAGGAGGGGCAGAACGGTGCAACTGAGCTGCTTATGCCTAAGTGCAGGCACGCGCCGGTTGGCTCGTGCATGGTCCAGCAGCAAGGAAAGTTCGCCCGCTTCGTCAATTTTGCCGGCCGCGAGCCGAGCAACGAGGAGGTGGAAATGAACCGCCCCCTTGCCGACCGATTCAAGGGGAGGAAAACCCATGAGAAGTTTTAATCTGCTGGCCCGGCTGCTGGGGCGTAGCGCGGATCCTGTTGCTCCGGCCGAACAAATGGGACCGCCGCAAGCTGTCCTGGAGGGTGCGGGATCAGTGATTATGCCCCAGGGGGCGGTGCTGGTGCGGGCGCCTGAGTTTCCAGAAGCTGAGCGTATCGCCCAGTCAATCCGTGAATTTCCAGAGGATTGGACGTGGGCGCGGAAGGGGTTCGACATCCAGCACGTTCCCAGCGGTTTCCGGATCTGGGTGGCGAACGATGACTATGGCCTTGCCGAAGTGCACGACAACAACGGCAAGACGGACTTCTCAAAGCCAGAGCAGGCGATTATCTGGCCGGCAGTGGCCGATTGGCTTGGGCACCGCAAGGTTGGTTTCACCGGGCGACTGCCGAAGGCGCGGATCACCGGCCGCAGCGGCACCTTCTGGTGCTACGCCAAGGAGCATCCATGGGCCGGGGTAGGCGAATCGCCTGAGGAGGCGTATCGCGCCTGGCGTCATGCCATTTCATCCCAAGCCCGCAGCGACATGAAACCAAACGAATATCTGCAAGTTCGGAGTGCCACCCTATGAGTAACGTCAGAGCGGCGCTGCCGCGCAAAAGCCTGCTGGAACACGAACGCAAATTCTTGAAGATCGCCGGTGCGGCCCTGGCCCAGGAAAAGATCGGCGGCCCGGCGGCATTGTCGGATTTGTTGGACATGGTCGCCAGTTGGCACTCGCTCCGGACTGATATCGAGTTCGGGGATTACTGCAAGCGCTGGGTGCAGGAGAACAACAGCAAGAACCCAGCGGCCGACAAGCTGCTGCGCAACCTGCTGGGGCTGGATGACAACCCGCCGCCGCGTCGCATCCGGAGGGCTGCCTGATGACCGTCTACCGCGATGCTGCGCATTGCATCAGCCGAGTGATGTCTATCGAGATCCACGACGGCACCAAGAAGGCGTCCTGGCAGCGCCATTACAAGGCGAGCTTCGATGATGAGCTTCCCGGGCAATCGCTGAGCGATGACTTGTCCCCGGAGGAAAGGCTGACCCAGGACTCGATGACCCGGGCAACCCTCAAGCGGGCGCTGCCAGAGATTCAGTGGCAGGCCCTGGTGGGCAAGTACTCGATCAATCAGAACGAGGTGAGGGCGGCGGCTGCCTACCTCACGCCGAGGGTGGTCAGTCCGGCGCACCAGTTGTTCAAGACCAAGTGCGTGATGGCATGGATGGTTCCTGAGCGGCGCAATGGGCTTCCCGCCTCGTTCTACGTGCTGCACAGCTGGGATGCTGACGGCACGCCCGACAGGACCTTGCGGCGCTGGCGGTCGATCACCAAGCGGTGGCTGGATGACCAGGTTGCCGCCGCGCATCTGGCGGTTGAGGCGCTGCTGGAGGAGTGTGGTCTGCTGCACCAGCAAGCCGCTTGACAGTGGCCGAGTGACCGCGTAGATTTCGAACCTGCGGTTTGGTGCATCACAGGATGACAACCAAGCAAAGAAAAACCCGGCCATTGAGTCGGGTTTTTTTATGTCCGAAATTCAAAAAGCCCAGCCTAACCCGCTGGGCTTTTTCGTTTTGATGTGGGCGTTAGCCATAGCCAGGGTGGGCCTTCGGGCGGGTCCTGGACGCGGTATAGCCGGGTTGTCACGCGTTACAGAAGAACACCGGCAGTCAACGCACCCTAGTCCTCGATTGTGCTGACGGGGTGGCGCTGGCGGGCAGCGTGGGAAGACACGCACATTATGCGAATGATCAACGCCCGGCGGAAACGTGCAGGGGTAACAGTCAGCGTGGGGACTGGAGGGAAGCGCCACGACAGCAGCCTGACAGGGCCGCCATTCGCACCCATTCCAAGGCTCGCCATTTCGGCGGGCCTTTTTTCGTTCCGGAGCACCGTAATGTCCAAGCACGTCACGATTGAGGAGCTGTTGAAACAGATCGCCGACAACACCGCGGCGATCAAGCAGGAATCCACTGCCCGCGCCGGTGCTGAAATGGGGATTGCTTCACACATTGGTGTGATGAACGCGAACCTGCCCAACAGCATCCAGAGTCAAGACTATGTGCAAGGTTTTTCCGGATTGAAGCTCGATCAGGCATCGGGTGACTTCGAAATCAACTCCTGCACCATTGGCAGCGCGAGCAAAGCGCCCAAGCGCCAGGTGGTGTCGGTAGAGGTCGCCAGCTACAGCAAGTGGGACTTGCCCAAGAATGCCGCCAACCTGCTTCAGTTCATGGAGGCGGAGCTGCAAAAGGTGCCGGAGGAGTACCGGCACGCCGCCGAGTTCGAAGAGTTCGACGCGAGCTACGGCGATGATTCCTTCAGTTCGCGCCTGTTCCTCAGCTACTCGCGCCTTGAGACCGAGGAAGAGCTGGCCGAACGCCTGAAGAAGGCGAAGGTGGCAGGCACGCGGATTGTGAAGGCGGGCGGCTGCACAACAATAATTTGCGATGGCGTTGTACGGATCAACTACGGAAATCTGGATGCGCCGCTGCCAGAGCCTGAACCGACTCAACCACTCAAGGTCGGGGATGGACAGGTTTTCATCAGTGAGGCCTTCATCAAGGACGGCTCTATCACCACCCCCAAGCTGGACCCAATGTGGTCGGTGAAGATGCAGTTGAACGCGAATGGGCAGTACATCGCGGCCGGCATCGCCTCGCAGATCCTTACCGATGCCGATCGCTTTGCGATCAAGCAGCCGACTGCGATCGAGAAGGCAATCGCCGCCGGCGACGTGACGAAGGTCCTCGACCTGCTGGCCGGCAAGCTCAATGAGACTGAGCTGTCCCGCGAACTGAAGGAGCAGATCGACAGGATTGGCACCAGCCTCGACGACACGGTAAGAGGCGTCATCCGCGCCGAGCTCAAGCCAGGCGGCCTTCTGCACCGCAGCAACTAAACCACTTTCAGGCAGAACAAGGTTCAGCCGCAATGATTGGAGCATCAATGGACCCTACTGATCTCGGCCCGGGCACGGCCACTTGGCTGGGCGGTACCGGCACCGTTCTGCTGGGCGGCTTTCTCTGGCTGAGGAAGTTCCTGTCGAAGGATGCGGCTGACCGGGCCATGGATAACGCCGACATCGGTACCGTCCGCCGCCTGAATGAACTGCTCGATACCGAGCGAGCCCGAGCGAACGCCGCCGAAGCCCGCGCCGACCAGTTTGCCAAAGAACGAAATGAGCTCGCTGCCGCGGTTGGCCGGATGGAAGGGAAGGTCGAGGCCTTGACCAGCCAGATCGCCCAACTCACTGACAAGGTGACCACGCAGAGCGCCGAGATTGCCCGGCTTCGGTCCCAGCTTGGAGGCATCAACTGATGGACAGATGCGCAATGGAATTCATCGCTCGCCGCTGGTGGCGCCGGGCCGAGATCTGGGTGATCGCGATACTTCTTGTCGCCGGCGGGTCCGTCTTGGGCTTCCAAATTGCCCAATGGTCAATGGCCAGTTGGTACACCGCCCAGGTCGCCGAGGTGCGCCGCGGCTACGACGAGGCAACCAAGCAGCGCGACATGCGCTTGAACAAACTGGCCCAGAGCGCCACCGAGGCAGCCGTGAAGGTAGAAGGTGCAGCGGGCAAGGCAACAGAAGCAGCCGAGACAGCCGGCAAAGCCGCCGACAAGGTCAGCGAGGTCCTGGAACGCCAGGGCCCATAAGTCGCGCCACGCTTTCGAATGCGCCAGATCGTGGCGCGCAGGGTTGAGAATGGCCAGGACAAGACCCCCGTACACCGCGTGCAAGCTGTACGTCGACGGAGCCGATGGCATCGCTGTAGGCGACTTCATCACCACCGCCGCCGGATCTGCGTACTTGGTGCAGACGCTTCGAGTAAGCCGCACCCGTCCAGACCGCAAACACATGTCCTGCCTTCGATGGCCGATTGATCTTATCCCCGAGGATGCCAGGTGCTACCGGTTGAACTGGTATCGCCGGTGATCGGGCTCACCAATAACCGCAATGAGCTAACCCCATGAGCACAGTAAGCGCCGAGTACTACCAGATCAAAGGCATGGTCAGTGAGATGCCAGCGGACGAGCAGGCAGAAGTTGCCCGGGTCGAAGCCCTGGTGGTGGAACTGGCCAGGTCGTCCAAGGCCGCTGCGCTTGGTGTGATCCTGGGTTCGATCAAGCTGTCGCTGGAGGAGTGACGACCATGCTCGTCTCGTTTGAATGTTCCAGGTGTCACTGGGTAAAGCTTGAGCCGACTCCTTACCACTCCGGAATGACCCTCTGCGAGGCGTGCCGACGCTCTGTTCTGCCTGGTGGAAAACCACCGCCGCCGCCACCCATGCGAACGCCGATCGCTTCATTGAAGCCCAGCGCGGGTTCGATGCTAGTGGTGCTGGTGTTCCTTTCCGGGCTGGCGGTAGGCGCCAAACTGGCCGGGGCCTGGTGATGGCTTGCAGCGGATGCGCCGCTCGGCGCGAATGGATCATTAAGATGAAGAGGCTTGCATATGAGCGAGCAGCTCAACTCCTTGGAAAGCCTGCTGAGCCAGGTACTGACCGAGCAGG